AGGATCAGAAAGTAACCAAAGAGCTTCAGCAATCAATGAATAGTTAGGTTCTACGAACTGATATCTTTCTAATAAATGACCTAATAAATTAGTAGGTTTACCTGATATAGAAGGATATTGTGGTTGAACCAATCCAGAATAAAGTTGAGCTTGTGTCTTTTTATCAAGCTTTATTCCATTTATTTCAGCAGGTCTAAGAGCTTCAAATACATTTTGAACATATGCTTCAGCAGCTTGTTCTTGTTGTTGCTTTCTATACTCCTGTTCTTGTAACTGAGCATGTACTATCTGTTCATGCATCTGATCAAGCTTTGGCTTAAACTGTTTAGCTTTCTTTTCAAGAACTCCTAAATCTTTCCAAGTAGTAAGTTCTTCTTCTATTTCTTCTGCAGATCCAAAGTTAGTAGCTTGTAAATATTGTCTTACAATTCCTTCTTGATCATTTTCATCTTTTGGATTCATTCCTCTAACTTCTTCCACTTGAGCAAGAGCTAAAAAAAGTCCTTTAAGATCTTGACCCCCATCTGCTACATACTTAGCAGCATATTGAAGTTCTTCTGGCAAACTTTCAAAAAACTCAGCTGGAGTTTCAGCAGCCACTTCTTGTTTAAGATTATCAATGTTAGCTTTCCAAAGTTCTTCTACATCTTTTTCTCCAAGTTCTGAAAGATAGTCTTCAAGAGATTGTTTGCTTTCGTCATAATCATCAAAAGCAAACATTTCATTAGACTCAATCCTTTTTTTCAAAAATTGAACAAGTCCAGACTTTTCAATTTTAGGTCTACCGCTCTTAACTTTTACATCATCCTCATCATCTATCTTAACTTCCTCATCTAAAATATCTGTAAGAACTTCTTTTGCTGTTTCACGTGAAACATCTTTTTGTTTATCTTCTTCATCTTTTTCAGAGCCATCAGCATCTAAAAAAGTAAGGTCTGTACTTTTTTTAGTAAAGACATTTGGTTTAACTTCTGTTGGTGCATCTGTTGGTGTCACCACACTTTCAGCTCCAGGAGCTCCTGAAAACAAGCTATCAATGTCTAGATCAACTTGTTGTACAGATGTTTGATTATCAGTCATATTTGTTGGTTTTAAATATTATACTTCTACATAATTAATATACAACTTAAATTTTAAAAATTTAGATTGTTAACTATAAAAACACCTAAGGTGTGGATTATAGAGCTATAGTTTATTTTTCTTTTTTGTCTTTATCATACTTGTTTTTATTTTCTTTAGCTATTTGAAGTTGTTTATCAGCTATCTGTCTTTGAGTATCTAATCTTTCTCTTTCAATATCAAGTTTTTGTTGACCTTGTTCTTTTCTAATAAGTTCAGATTCACGTTTAATATTCATAGTATCCTGATATCTCTGCTCATCTTGTATTCTTTCCATAGCATCTAAATAATCAGATTGAAGATTTTTATTAATATCAACACCAGCTCCATAACCAGCAGACCTAATTTCAGCTTCTGTAATTCTAGCAGCTCTATCTTTTTCAGACTCTTCAGCTTTAAACTGTTGAGCCATCATGAGTTGTTTTTCTTGAGCTTCAATCTGTTGCTGCTGCATCTGTTGTTGCTGCTGCATTTCAGCTTCTTTCTGAGCTTGTGTTTTCTTTTCAGCTTCTTTAAGAACACCTGTAAGTTCAGCTATAGACTCAGACTTAATTATATTACCAAGATCATATATAGAAGCTCCTGTAGTATTATTCTGTATAGCAAGTTGTTTAAGCTGCTCCATCACAGCTCTAGAATTAGTTTTAGTGGTGCAGAATATGTTAAGATCTCTCATAAGAAGTTCTGTGCCATTTATTTCAAAGTTAACCTTCTCATCCTTAGAACTAATATACTGAAGACGTATACTAGGTTTCTTAGAATGATAATACTGAGCCAAGTCTGTTCTCATCTGATGCACACGTGGCATAAGATTATCACTATGTTGTATAAAGTATTGTTCTGTCTGAGCATAACTAGCTGTCATAGCTTGTTCAACACCTGTAGCTGTTTGCTGTTGTGCAATAGGTTGACCCATACGTTGGGGATTTAAACCTATCACTTCAAATGCTTGTTGTTTAAAATAATTAGCAAGTTGTATCCTAGACATTAAACGCTGTGTCTGTTCTAGGTTAAGAACTTGATAATGTTGAAATGAAAGAGGATTTTCAGTGTTAGTAATGGTTGTATCCAAAGGTAACATCTGGAAGTTCTTCATTGCTACATAAGCTTTGGCTAGATTGTTCTTACCCCAGTCTTCTCCCATAGAGTGACGTGGTAGAGCATTCTGATCAAACAAAATCACTGTACCAAGTTCATCCACCAAGATGTCTGCTATCTGATTATTTACAATATTATAACCAATTTGAAATGGCTTCATTAAGTCTACAAGACTTACAGAACGTGTATTTCTATCTCCAAAGACAGCTCCTTCTACAGGAAGTTTACAACCATATAAAGAAGAATCTCCTTTAAATTGAAAAGGTAAACGACCAGGTTTACCACCAGCTAACCCAAGATAGATGGGATTTATACCACCTGGGTTATTCATACCCCAGAAAGATGGTCTATTAGGACCAATCTTAACTCCTCCCCATACATCATTAATCCAAATCCAATCTATGTGTTCACCAAATATAAGATTGTCTTTAGTTTTATTTTTATATACTGATGTATTATATATGGGTTTATCTGTTATTTTATACTCTTCTGATACAATATCTTGTACAATTTCACCTGAGTCTGTAATTTTAGTAAGATGTCCCACCTTACGTTGTGATTTCCAATAGATTGTAGAAACTCTAAGCATATGACTTTTACCAAAGTCTTGAAGATCTTCAGAGTCTGAAAGTATCCATTCTACAATATCACCTGTTCCTAATTTAGAATCATACAAAGAAGTAAATTGTCTATATCCAAGACTAGGCATGTCTACGTTCCACTCATGACTTCTTACAGGATCATAATATGTACCATCATTTTGATACCCTGATACAGCATATCCAGCTGAACGTACAGGATATATTACTTCTAAAGCTTCTAACTGATCCTTACTCATCATCCAACCAAACTTGTCTATAACATCTGATACAGACATCATATCCATTTTACCCACCCAGTTACCCTGAGAAATGTAACGTACATCTGGTGATTTGTGGTAGAATGTAAGTAGAGGATTCCAAAGTTCTACATCGTAATCATCTTCCATCATACTAAAATGCCAGAACTCTCTGTCTGTAATAAGCATGTCTCTAAACCCACGTTCTTCCAACTCTTGCATTTTAAATCTTTCCTCATCTACTGCCATCTGATGACTAGCCCATTCTTCAATCATTGAACGGTAGTCTTTATTAAAAAAAGATTGAATTTCAGGAAGTTTTTTTAAAACATCAGGAGCAGTTGCTTCTGCTAATTTTTCATCTCCTAGTTCAATCCCTTGAGATAACATCTGAAGAACTATCTTTCTCTGAGCATCTTCTAATAATACATCCTCAAGCATCTGTCTTTTAGCTTCTAACATTTCATTATAAGAAATGTCATCCACTGCTTTAAACATTATTCTTGAACTTCTCTTAGAAAACTCATTAGTAAGAACATTAATTACGTTAGGAATAATAGGATAGAACTTAAGTTCTAATGCTGATACATCTTCTTTAACCAACACATCTATAAGGTTGGCCATATCATTATCATCTTCTACAATGTAGTCTGTACGATCAATAATACCACGAGCCAGTTTATAATTTTTCATTAAACGTCTGGCATTACGTCTAAGCATTTTCATTCCTTGAAATTCTAACCAGTCTAAATTCCAAGCTCTCCACTCATCATCTTTTTCTTTGTCAGATAAAAACTGAATAGGTTGGGTGAGAGTACCCATCTTATTATACTCAGCTTTCTTACCCGATTTTAGCTGTAGTGCGTTATATACTTGCATGATTATGAATAAGTTACAACCGTAAATACAACATTTGTTGTCATACTACTGGTAAAGTTATATATGTAGTTAATAGTCATCGTATGTTTTTAAATGCATTTCTAGGAGCTCTCATACCTGAATTGCTACCTTTAGAAGATCCAATATGTCTAAAAGGACTCCAATTTAATTTACTAAATTTTTGGGAGTTAGCCAAATTATCTTGTTTAACTTCTATACGTTTAGCTAAGCCCCTATTGGATTGTTGCACTTTTGCAAATGCCACTAAAGAACAAAATGCCACTATTCTATCCACATTCATTCCTTCTCTGTATGCTTGCATTTCTCTAAGCAACATAGGATCTGGTATTCTTTCCACTCCATAAATAGTCTTCACTATAGTACCATCTGTTAAAGTTTCATGATCAAGTTCTTCTTTAAGAAACTCTATACCGTAGCTTAGAATAGTACCTTTAAATATTGTACCTACGTTTTTCCATCCATATTCTTGGAACACATTACGATTAGCTCCTATATCTTTTAAGAACAATATCATATCTTTAGGAACAAGATAGCGTTGTTTCTTCTTAGATATCATGTATTGTATAAATAAAGCCACGTTATTCTCTACTAAAGTCCAGGCATTATACCATTCTATAAGTAGTTCCAGCCTTTCATGTGTCTTAGTGAGATCATCAAACCTACCACACCAACTAGCCACTATCTTATCTCTTTCTATAGAGTTTTTCACCTTACCATCTCCTTCATCTTCTATCACTTCTACAGGATTCTTGTATATGTATATAGAACATAAAGATTCTGAGGTGGTTGTTTTACCTTCTCCTACAGGATCCACACTAGCATAATACATACCAAATGTTGGATCTTTATGTGGACGTTCATATACACAAATAACACCCTCCTTATCCACCGTCTTTTTAGAAATAGGAAACTCCATAATAGGAGTTTTTCTACTAGGTTTATCTATAATTTTACCTTCGGTATTTCTTGTAAGTTCCAGATATTCAATAGGATATATTTTATCAGAAATTCTTTGTAATTGTTTATTTACTAAATGTAAAGGAAACACACTTGCTTTTCTAGAAGCAAATGCTTCTTCTATACTACGAGGTTGCTGAGAAACAGTAAGCTGATAAGCAGCTGGTTCCATTTCTGTTTTCATTCTAGCAAACTCTATTTCTAAAGCAGCTAATGCTTCTTCCACTTTAGAGTTACCATAGGTGTCTATGTATGGAGGCATTGACCACTGCTCTGGTATAAATAGTCCTATCTTTCCTATTGTACCATCAGAATCTAAAAGATTAGATTCCACTCCATAAAAACCATTTTCTTCTGGATGAAGAATATATTCTTTCATAGGATCACACTGATCAAGATCACCCACAGATCCTGCTGCTATAAACTGACCAGTGATAATGTGACCAGACTTTAAGGCTGGTTTCATGAACCCATATGTATCATTCATCTTAGGAGCAATACCTGCTTCCTCATGAAAAAAGTAAGTGACAGGACCACCGACACCATTAGTAGGATCCTTTTCAAAAGAGTAGGATGATATGGTAGACTTAAGACCTTTGTATGTATCACGATTGTTAATCCTCACCTTAATCCTCTGCTGCCATGCTCCCACCTTCTCAGGTTCACTAGGTCTATACCATGCAGTGTGTTCATTAAGAAAGTTTTTATACTCATCTAAGAATTTCCATGATCCTTTCTCATTAATATAGTCTTTAAGACTAGCACCTATCTTTAATACAGCTCCTTCTTCAAACCAATACTGGTTAATTAGCTTGGCCATGTGAAAATAAGAGGAAGCTATCTGACGTTTCTTTAGAATAATAGCATGTTTATAATGAAGCTCAGCTAGATGTTCATATAAAGCCATATGATATTGGGCATCCCTAACCTTAGCAAAGTCAAAACGCTTTTCTTCTTTGTCGTAAATAGGAAGAAAGTTAAGCCACATATAGTAATCTCTAGAAACATACCAAGTTTTGGTACCACTATGTACTATAATACCATTACGACATTTTTTCTTTTGGTCATCCCAGTAAGCTATAAAGTCTTTTGTTTTTACAGGAGCGGCACAATAATATCCTTGTTTTTGAAACTTTCTACCTTCAGCATTAAAAATTAAACTATTCTCATCAAACTCATATTGACCAGGTTCTTTAAATAAGAATAATAAAAAATCCCTAAACTCCTCACGTGTAGAAAATTTAGTGGGGTTCACCCATTGACCATCTCTATATGTAGGGATTTCTATAAAATTAGTCATTAATGTTTAATTTTTTTTCTATATCTTCTCCTTCTGTTTTCTCTATAATTTCTAAAAGAGTGGAAAACTTACTACTTCTTATCACTCCTTCTAGTTCATAATTACTCCAGTAGTCATTATATAATTCTCTAGGGATAGCAGCCCATTGTTTTGTATAGGGATTGAAGTGAAACACCCAGTTATAAAAACATTCTTTCATAATACATTATTTAAATTTAGTAATCATTACAAATGACATAATCATTATCCCAAATATCACACCAACATATTTTAAGTTTTCTCTTCTCCTCCTAGCAAACAAATAGTCATAATCATTTTCTTTTTTCTCAAGCTTGAGAGATAGTTTTTTCTTTTCTGTCTCACTCTTATCATACATATTTAAATGTGTGTAAGAACTCACTTTATAAATAGCCAGTTGATTTTTTACAGAGTCTAAATATTTTTTCTTCACTATAGTATCTTGACCATGAGAAAAAACAACTGATAATAAAAATAAAAGGAATGCTATAATTCTTTTTTTTCTTTTAAGATCATTGATCATAGGCTAGATTTTGTCCACCCCTTACACTAGACTGTTGCTCATCTTGTAAGTCTCTATACACTCCTTTAAAAGATTGTCTCACCATATCAAACCTCTCTGCTATTCTTAGAATAGCTGTAGCTGATCCATCCCTACCAGACGTCACTTGTTCTGTAGCCATAAACTTAGCCATGTTATCTAGTGCAATCTTTATACCCTGGTATGCTCTATATGTAGGAGTTTCATAAAGTTTTTTACATTGAGCTAATGCATGTGTAATATCATCATCATCTGTAGAAAACTCAGCTTCTATTTCTGCAAGGATAAGTTCTTCCTTATCCTGTTCTGGTACATCAAAGAATGGATTAAGATCAGGATTGGGGCAGGTCATATAAAACAAATAAGTGTAAATTTTTAAATAGTCTATCGGATAATTTTCGATAATCCTCTTTAAAAATGACAATGTATAACAGTGTTCACTAGGGACTACCTGTCCATTTTGTATATCAAATAATCTAATCATAGTAGTTTTCTGTTTTTTACAAAGTCTCTTGCATTTTGTTTTGCCATTCCTTTAAAAAGAAGATGTCCTTCTAGTTCATCATTATGTATCCATTCCACTCTTCCATGATATTTTTCTTTTTCAGACATATAACACTTTCTTGCTTTCTGTGTCATGTCTAATGTACCATTTTGAAATTGTTCTAGTATTTCCTGTAAAAGAGGAATATTATTTTTTTCCTGAGTATTCATATTCTAAAATTTTACCTACTAAATCTGATCTATGATTTTGTTTAAGCTTGACATATTTAATCTCATCAGGAAATTTCTTAGCTAATTCTATAGCATAGGATAGTCCATTAAAATCTTCCTTTATATCCCTCTGTTCATTGTCTCCATTGATAATGATTTTTCCTGTTTTACCAAGTCTTGTTAGAATAGCTAGCATCTGATGCTTGGTCATGTTCTGAGCTTCTTCCACAATCAAAACATCATCTATTGTTTTCCCTCTGATGAACTGAATTGTACATCCCACTATCTTACCATCATTAATCATCTGACTGGTTTTAGCAGGGTCTTGACACTTATTAAGATTGTCTGTCAGAGCTTCTATGTAAGGATTGAACTTATCATCTATTCCTCCAGGGAGAAAACCTAATGACATACCCACTTCCACTGTGGCTCTTGTAACAAAGATCTTGTCACACTCCTTCTTATTAAGAAAGTCTAGAGCTGCTACAGCTGAGACAAGACTCTTACCACAGCCTGCCCTACCTGTAACCACCACAATTTGGTTTTCTCTAATAAGCCTTTTAGTTTCTTTCTGTTCATCATTTAGGGTCACTTTATATTTAATATCATTCTTACGTTCTCTATTAGTTTCTTTCATTATAATTTTTTTAAGAATTCTGTATTACGTTTAGCTCCTGAAGGAAGTTTTGTAATTATTTCATCTAACTTCTCACAATCCCATCCTTTACCATTCATAGGATTACCCCATACACGAATGTCATCAGAATAGAAATGTTTCATTACACCTTTCTCCAGTCTAACCACCCATACAGTGTTTACATTAATTCCATAGTCTATAATAAACATAGCTTCACCGTCCCCTAGAGGAGTGTGAACATCAATCGTTGGATTTAGCTGAAGCATCATTTTACTTTTAATTTATCTCTATTATCTTCTAGCCAGTGTATTAAAGATATGGCTTCTTGTTTAAGATAGGGAAGATCGTATTGCACTATATCTGTTACAATAGGATTACCAGTAGAATCAAGAGCAGATATAGGATTATCAAAACGGTCTCTTCCCGCTTCCTCAAAAAGAATATGATGAATAGTAAGAGTGCCTGGCTTAAGCTTAGGATTATGCTTAAGAATAATATACATGTACATACTAAGCTGAATAGCATAGTGGTTAAGATGACAATCGTCAAGATGGCTGAGAGGAGGAGACATCTTTTGAGATATTCCTTCCCAGTTTGTATATCCTTCAACTTTAATTTCTTTATTAGTTTTATAATCTGTTATATGCACTGTATTATTTACAACTTCTACCAGATCAGATTGACCACATATTCCAGCTGATTTAAGATAGACC